ATAAGGAGGAACACAACTATGTCGTCTGGCATTAGAAGCCTCTGTCTAATGGGTGAGGTCTACCGTCTATCTCTACCAATATCATAGGCACATCACCGACAGTCACACCTTTGTCTGGCATAAATGATTCAGTTGGCTTAGTGCGTTCGGCAGGTGGTGTGCAACCTGTCATTGCCAAGAATACAGCGAGCATTATCGCACTCACTATCACAGTTAAGAGTAAGTCTTCTTTCATTTCTCTATCAACCGATCCAGCTTATCATTGATACGCTTCATATCTTCTCGAATGTGCAAGAACATATCTTTGGTGTCTGAGCGTTGTTGATGTATTTGCTGTTGTATAGCTTCGATCTTAACGCCTTGCTTCTCAACTTTAGTGTCTATTGAGTCTATGTACATAACGCCGGTTATAAGCACTACCATCGTAGAAACCATATGTCCTATCGAGACGGTCTTATCTATGTGCCAGTCGTTTTTCATTACTTACTCCGAATCGTTGGTCAACATTGTCATATAAGTTGGGTTAGTTATCTCAGCTTTACCAAATACTCTAGTACTAGCTATATCGGCATTACCTTGGTACTTAACTTTCATTTCGTCAAAGAAGTCTTCTAGGTGAGAGGAAGTAATGACCTCCTTTGCCGCTATCAGTCTATTAACAACTTCAATATACCCTGAAACCTCAGCGAGTGCCAATTGTGTATGTACTCCATATTGGGTTAAATATTCAATGGTAGCCTCTTTAGGATGACCACCCTCAATAAGATTACGGTACATCAACTCAAAGCCTCTACGCACGTGATGTGCTTTCTCTTCACGCTCATAATCCTCTTCTGACCAATCTCCGATACCGTTTTTCTCTTTAATACTGTCGTAGCTATCCATAAGAGTTGCTATATCTTTAAGCGACCCATTTATCTTATTACCTATCTGCTCTAAGTTAAATGATTCCTTGATTAGTTTAGCCTCTTCAACACTAGTTGGCTGTTTAAGAGCTTCGAGTTTATGCACTTTAGCTCTAATTTTTGCAGCGGTATGTTGAGCTTCAACTAAAGCTCCCTTACGCTTCTCAACCTCTGCCAACACTTGGCGCAGCATACGCATAGGAGATTGACCGTTGAGCATTGTGAGTGACATCATAGAGAGCGTAGTCTGACTGTTATTTCTGTCAAACATACGAGACTGGTTATCCAACGCTGGTAAACCTGACGACACACGTGCAACTAGCTCGTGGTTCTTATTATTGAGGATAGCCAAATCTACAACACTCGATGTATTGACTGTATCTACAGCTTTTAGATCAACGACATTGGTTGCGGTATTGCTCATTGTCTACCAGCCCATTCCGCTACGGCTGCATCACTATCGGCATCACTAAATGGCTGACCATTCTCATCTACTGAACCTGTAGCGGCATTGATACCCCTAACACGAGCTTGCAAACCTGCTAAGTCATAAGAGGTTAGTGTGTCTGGAACATAATATTCAGTCTCCCCTTTATCCGCAAATATCATAGTATGATCTGCTGGATTAAACCAATTACCACCGTTCTCCACGAAGTTTGGGATAATCATATTTCCGCTGTTATCTCTATGTAGTTTATATTCTAAAAATTTCATATTTTATTTCCTTTAAGTTAGTTAAATTAATCGCCTGAACAAGCGGCAAGACCCCACCTAGCAACGGTCAAATCACCGAAGTCTGTAGCATTAGATGGTAGAGCCATCACCCACATTGCCCCAAGCGGTTGCGCCACTAGTAGCATCGGTACAAATAAAGGTTTCACCAGAAGTACTATTAATCCAAAGATGACCAGCCGCATCCGCATTATCAGAACTTGTTGGATCAGAAGCGGAAACGGTTGCACCTGTAAGGTTATTGAGTTTTGGATCTGTAATAACGCTACCGGTCAAGCTACTGCCATCACCATCAGGAGCGAGAACACCAGCTCTCGGAATCTCTACATTAACATTACCTGCGCCGTCTTCACCTGTTAGAACAACAGAACCTAAAGCACTTTCAATTTCATAAGGCATAATTCGTATCTCCTAATTAATCGCCACTAGTAGCTGCAAGCTCTCTACGATTCACTGTCAAATCACCAAAATCAGTAGCATTACCTGTAGTTGCTATCGTAATTGCATCTATTTGTGACCAAGTATTTCCACCACCACCGAATAGACCTTTAGAACCATCAGAGGTAGCGCCCATCATATACCTATCCCAAGCAGCGCCCGACTGGAGATCCCCAAAATCAGTAGCATTACCTGTAGTTGCTATTGTGATGTACTCTATAAGCTCTTTATTATGACCTGAAAGACAACCCCTCGAACCATTAGAGCATCCAGATAATCGGTAACTAGCCGCAAGCATATCCCCAAAATCAGTAGCATTACCTGTAGTTGCTATAGTAATGTAATCCATAATATTTGTAGCAGTAGCACCACCACAGAAAACACCCCTACCACCACCGTTCACGGCTCCAAGAGTAGCCCTACTTTGTGTCAAAGTCCCAAAATTAGTAGCATTACCTGTAGTTGCTATAGTAATATAATCCATAGCATTACTATAAGGTGAAGCACCACCACCAAATACACCCCTTGAAGCATCAGAAACGCCCGCTCTGCCGTACTTAAAAGCAACCATATCCCCAAAATCAGTAGAATTACCTGTAGTTGCTATAGTAATATATTCCATTTCCTCGCCAGAACCGCCAGTACTACCACCGAACACACCTCTTGACCCATTACTAACTGAAGCCAGTTGTCCTTTAGCGGAAATCAGATCGCCAAAATCAACCGCATTAGCTGGGGTTGCTATGGAAATGTAATCCATAACATTACTATAGCCATAACCGCCAGCAAACACACCTCGATCGCCCCAAGGAACCGGTGGTACAACACCACCCGTCCCCTCGCCTATATTATAAAAAGCATTTGCACCTGTGGTTGCGTCAGTACAGATAAAAGCCTCCCCAGAGACCTTATTAATCCATAAGTGACCTGCCGCTGGTACATTACTGACACTTTCAGGATCAGCACTTGCAACTGTAACATCTGTTAATTCGGAGGTATCTGTAATAGCGTTTATGCCTGTCAAGCTACTGCCATCACCATCAGGAGCGAGAACACCAGCTCTTGGAATAGATACTGAAGCGCCACCTGCGCCATCTTCTGCAGTAAGTGTAACTGACCCCGAAGCTGTATTTAATTTAATAGCCATAATTTTCTCCTGTTAAAGTATTTTCAAACTGTCATAGTATTTTGAGACTAGGATGGAACTAGCAGGGACTGTTACTGTCACACCGCTTGCAATTTCTGTATCTGTACCCGTCTCATATCTAGTATCTGCATCTAGTGTAACATCTGCCGATATAGTACGGCTTGCATAAAGACCTCTCTCAACAGCATCTATGGCTGTAATAGACTGTATACAGTCGCTATCAGCACCCCAAGCCTGATCGGTCGTACTCTCTTGTGCTTTACTAACCCCTGTCAGAGTCCAGTAGGTGGTATTATCCGTGCGCCCCGTATAGGATATGATCTCAATAGCGGTAGGGCTAGTGAGACTATCCATAATTGTTAGTTTGCCCCGCACCGGAGGGTCATTATAAGGTGATGAAGCCTTCGTAACATCTACCGTTGTTGCGCCAATACTTACCGCATTCTCTAACGCACTCTTTACATTATTTGCAAAAGCCATCTAATTGATCTCCCTAATTACCATTCTGAAGTCTGACTCTTTAATCCGCCCTGCGCTGGTCGAGACCTGCACCGAAACTAAGTAAGTAGCTGCATCAGTACCCTCACTAATCCATAACTTCGGTGTTGTAGTCGTACCATTGGAAACTGATATGTCTAATCCGTCAGAGGAGAAACTTGGCGCAAAAACGCTACCGTCCACCGAGATCAATGTACCTGTAACGGTATCGCCATCAGGTATTACCTCTGAAAAAACTATATCGTAATCCAAAGCCTCATTAGGCTGTTTTGTAAACTGTTCCATATCAAGTTACCTCTAATTCTCGTGTTTCTGAATCTAACGTGTATGCTCTCTCGTCTGAGGCTAATGTGAGTACTCTTGGCGCGGCTGAGGAATCTGGATTAACTCTACCTGTAAAATCAACAGAGGCACTAGCGACAATATCAAGAGCTTCATCGAGGATCACTTGAACAATAGCAGTAATTTCTATCGCAGAAGTACCTATAATGTCAAACGAACCAAATATATAGATTGTCTCATCGGTACTAACAGAGGCACTACCAACAACAGCCGCTGAACCGTATCTCGTAACTGTAGAGGTCATTGAAACAGAGGCGCTACCAACAATAGCCGCTGAACCCACCCCTGTAACTGTACCATTAACCGCAATTGAGGCACTAGCAACAATAGCTGCTGAACCTAACTCTATTCCTGTACCTCCAATACCAACAGAGGCACTACCAACAATAGCCGCTGAACCTAATACTGTAACTGTACCATTAACAACAATCGAACAGTTAGCCGTAGGATCAGAGTCCCCTAAGTATATAGCTGTACCATTAACCGCAATTGAGGCACTACCAACAATAGCCGCTGAACCTAGTAGGGTAGTTACTCCATTAACCGCAATTGAGGCACTAGCAACAACAGCCGCTGAACCGTATCTCGTAATAGTAGCGGTGACTGCAACAGAAGCACTAGCAACAACAGCGGTGGAACCTAATACTGTAACTGTACCATTAACCGCAATTGAGGCACTAGCAACAACAGCCGCTGAACCGTATCTCGTAACTGTAGCGGTCGTTGAAACGGAGGCACTAGCAACAACATCAGTGGAACCCAACACGGTAACTGTAGCGGTCGTTGAAACAGAGGCACTAGCAACAACAGCCACTGAACCCAACACGGTAACTGTAGCGGTCGTTGAAACAGAGGCACTACCAACAATAGCCGCTGAACCTAATACTGTAACTGTACCTCCAATACTAACCGAGGCACTACCAACAATAGCCGCTGAACCATACCCATAAACAACACCGCCTAGCGCATTACCGCCAAGTAGAAAGCCGTTTATAGAGCCAAAATTCATCTGCTATTAATCAAGAGTTACAGTCAAATCACCAACTGCAATTGAGAAGATATTACCTGCTGAAAGCGTTACACTAGCATCCAAAGGAGCCCAATAAAGCATATTCGTACTTGAAGCGTCATCGAAAATAGCCATACCTGTAATGGTAGCCCCTGCATTTAGCGCAGGATATGTAACTGCAGCACTATTACTTACTGCCCCACCGCTTACAGTACCAAAAGTTACAGCCTGTATAACGTAGTTTGCATCGGCAAGAACAGTACCGCCACCAGAATCGGAGGGATTAGCTGTATAAAGCTCAACATAAGGAGTTGAACAGTTATAAGCGGTAGCCCCTTTTAGGGTTATATTAAGGATTTTATCCTCTAAAAAATCAGAAAACTTAGACATAAGATTTACCTCGTTAAATTAAATTATAAGTGTACTTGAATAGTACTTGACAAAATAAAGGGTGTCAAGCTATATAGTTTCGGTAGCAAACGTAAGCTCTCCCGAAACCTTATTTACTATCTGTGTGATTATTAACTTTTCATTCGTGAATCCCTCCCCTATAGTACTAGTTATATCTATAATATCCCCAAGCTGTAATTCTGTAGAAGCTAGTGAAGTACCAAATATCACTAGCATTTTTGGGTTAGCTAGAAGCGTAAGGTAGTCACTAACCACATTAGTAGCGGCTGTACTAGAGTTCACTAGCGTTAGTCTAAACTGACTTGATCCATCTAGTGTTCCATACTCCGTTATTGAAGAGGCATTAACACCCTTAACTATCTGCTGACTAACCCCACCCTGATAGTCAAAATTAGCTGATATACTATTAACAATATCGCTATACGGTGAGTACTCGTAGGCAAATGAGTCTTGAAGATAATCCGCAACACCAAGAGACTTTAAAGAACTGTCGCCCGAAGTTGGTAACTTGTATAGGTGTGCAACACCATCGAGGCTCCAGAAGAAAACGCTCGCTGATTGGTACGCCACTTGTCTAAGCAGTATGTTCAAAGCTAGTTGATCTGTGATGGCAAAACCTAAGTCATAATCAGTACCAAATGTAGTATTAGCTGAAATCGAGGTATGTAGATCCCCACTAACAACGCCATTAGCGTAATTTAAGAGTAGGTGTTCCGTAATGTCCGCTGGGTTGTCGAGGTCAAACCCTACCATATCTAATGTAATCTTTTTGGCGTAACCTGTACTTGAAGAAGTGTTAGGAACACTTGATACATCAAACTGTGAAGCAATACCTGCGGAAGTAGACTCAACATAAACTCTAGTACCTGCTGGCTCCTCTGCTGAGTAAGCCTGAGTAAGCTCCCCATAACTCAAACAGAAGTCCCCATTCCACTCAAAAGCACCCGTTGCAATGAATACAAACTCTGCACCACTATTTACTGTTACATTCAGGTTTATTGTGTGGGAAGATCCCTCAGGGAAAGTATGGGTCTCTAAAAAAGTATATGCTACCAACTCTGTTACACCATCAGCATCAAGCACTTTATACCCAAAGTCCAATACCGCCCCATCAGAAGCCCAATCCTCAGTAATTTGGAAAGTACCAGTCCAAGTTGCATTCACCGAGGTATCATATTCGTCTGTTTCATAGAAGTAAGACACCGCATTAACTGTCCCATCTGCAATTTCATAGCAATCACTTAGTGTTGTAAGCCCCCCCAAACTCCATACATTACCTACGTTTGAGACTTCTTCGATAAAAGTTAGACTATCACCAAAGGTCAGTTGGTCGCCATAAACAGAACTGTCATTAGCGTCAAAGAAAGTAGCGGCTGGATTATTTACATAGTGCGGAGTTACATCGTGCGGAAAGTCCGAGAACCTTAAATAGGATTTACCCGATACCGTTACAAGAGATCCGCCGGAAATCGGAGTACCATCTGCATACACTGTACCAATACTTGTTACTGCGTGATCCGCAATGAGCAGGTCGTAATTTGTCTCATCGGTTAATACCTCTGCGCCTCGTTTGTGGGCATCAACTGGATTAGTGGGAGTTAAACCACTTAGGGTATTACCACTCCTTGCCGAGTAAGCTATTGTCTCCAAGTCAATAATAACTGAACCAGAAGATGGTAACTGTGAACCATCCGCTAAAACTATAGTTGTTGAGCTGGTAGTTAGAGCAGTAGCTAGTCTTGTTAGTATGCCAGCGTTTACAGGCAAGGCTCTATGTGAGAATACCTGCCCGTAAACAATGGGCGCTACCTCACCTAAAGTTTCTTTTCTAGCTGATGGGTAGGCAGTATCATCTATTAGATCCCCGATAACTGCTGTTTTATCACTCCCATAACTAGCCACTAAGAAGTCAATTGAGGTCTGTGATACACGAATAGGATCTGAGATAATGCCCTTTAGTATTATTTCCGTATCAGTCAAACTCTCGTTATCAAACCACAATCTAACAATACAACTGCTGCCAATTTTGATTTTCGATGCCAGCGTTGTAGAATCTTCCGCAAGTTTAATTGTAGTACCTGATACAACCCCACCACCTGTTAAACGGGGTGTCTCTGCTGACATAGTACCCCAACTGAGAACCTGCGCTGTGTATAACTGACCATCTACAGTAACTGTTTGATCTGAGTAATACCAAGTTGTAGAGCCATCAGATACTTCTAAGAGCCAAACTGGAGTAGCCTCTGTTAGGTTCTTTGCAGTATTAAAGGCTGAGGTTAGTGTTTTCATTGAGAGACAAGCTCAACCGCAACCGAGTACAACTCTCCTGACTTTAGTTCAAGAATAACTAGCTCATCCATATCAAACCGAACTGTGGAAGTCACACTCTCCGGATCCGTTAAGGTGAAACTGTTAAGCCTACCTACGGCAACCGTGTCAAAAAAGTCTCTAAGATCCGAAGCTAGTGTAGAGTCACTAAAGTCAAAAACAAAAGAGTAGCGGTATCGGGTAGTGCCTGTCTGGTAGTAGTACCCTGTCCCATTAGCAGCTAAAAGCGTTGTAATGTTTTTGACTGGTATATTACCAACATAAGGCTGTAGTGGATTTGGTAAGGTTACTACCTCTACTCCTAAAGTGAAAATAATGCTCATAATCTAGGCTCTGGTACTTTGCTGTTCTTCAGCTGGTTGGTGAGTGCAATAGTTCTACTCAACAGGCTGTTAAAACTATTTAGATTGTTTGTCATACTGCGGATTCTAGTGTCTAAAGTATTAACAGCGAGCAAAGCCTCCCTCAATTGGGAGCTATCAACCGCTATAACAACCGGCGTAGCTGTTAGCGCCCCTGCTTTATTGACTATATTTTCTAGCACGGGTGTAGCGGTATCTTCAACTACCCCAAGTGCAACATCTATATTATAACCAGCCATTTTAAGTTACCGTACCATAAGCCACCATCTCCGAACCAGCTGGCTTGACCACTAATTTAACGGGCATACTGCCAGCGCTCTTAACACCCACTTTGATTGCGGTAACAATACCTGCTGAACAGGTGAAACCAAGATCAGCAACAGCGTCTTCCAATATCAAATCTAGGTCGGTAACTGAAGCACCAATAGCCGGGAATGTAGCAGCTCCGGCTTTAACGTAACCGCCAATAACCACTTCCCAGTCATTAGAGACTACCTCAGTAGTTGGAGCATCATCCCCAAATTTTGTATATGTGCGTGTAACAGGTTTCTGCTCTAGTGACCACTCATCAATAATTACATCTGTAACTACCACTCCCGTTATACTAATGTTTGCTCTTTTTCCTTGTTGAAGTGCCATTTTATATTTCCTTTAGATTGCCCTGTAATACGTGGTTAAAGTCCCTTGCCAAAGTAGCCGCCACCATCCCTATGGGAGCCTGTGCGCTGTGCCCTAATTCTAATACCCCAATATATGGTACGCCATTTGCTATGTAAACTCTATCCAAGTGGGATTCTAGCAAAAAATCATTAGCCAAAACAACAGGGTCGGTAGGAGGTGTGCTCTCTGCTGACCAATTGCCTGTAGGAGTAACACCTGTGGATCTAGTACTAAAATTAGGAGATCCCGTACTAATATTCCAGCTTATTCTAGCATTACCTGTGTCTACTGGAGTTCTAGCCGCAACCTCATTAAAGACCTCGATAGAAGTTTTCTCAATAGAGCTGCGAACTGCAGCTTGCATCTCCTTAACCATCCTCTGTAAATCCAATATTAACGTTCACTTGAAAAAAGTTTTCTACCGCACCAACAACTTCTAAAGAGGCTGTACCAAAGACAAACTCATCACTCGTCACTCCCTCAAAAATAGCTGCTAAACTATCCGCATAAGATAATGCAGTAGCACTACCTATATTTGATGGTGTAAATACTTGCATAACCACCACCCCAGAGCTGCGGCTGGTAGAGAAAGAGGCATCTATAGTATCGCCACCTAAAACTGTTAGCCGAATAAATGAACTGTTAGCGACTGGCGCATAGTCTACATTACTGTAAGAAATTGGAGTTGTAGCCCAATTATCAGACAAACGCTCTTCGATAAAAGTTCTCTGCCCTGCCCAGCTCATAAGACCGCCCTCAACTGTGTAATCCATAAAGTGTTAGCAACATCTTGTTTAACACTAATAACAGCCCAATCTCTGCTGGCATAAGTAACTAAATCGTTTACATCCGGTGTACTAGCTAAATCCTTTTGTAAGAAAGTCGCCTTTACATCTGTACCGAGTACCTGCGCACCATCTACGAGCGCCTCTGAGTAGCTCCCTATGAGCATAGAAATAGTTGTTGACGTAGTTACACTCGTAACCACCCCTGTAGCTGTGTCGTATGCTGACGGCGCTGTGGCTTTAAATACCGTAGTAGTCCACAAGTCTGAAGTTGCTATCTTTGCCTCGTCAATAGCGTTCTGTATGGAGGCACTTAAATTCATCAGGATCTAGAAACCTTAACAGCAGAAACACCAGCAGAGACATTACCAACAAAACCCCAATGGCTCAACATCACCTTAATGTGATTAGGGAGGAGTCCGCTTGTATCGGTATGGTCAAAGACAACATCAACACCCTCAACTTTAGTAGACTTTAACCCAGCACCTAAAGTATTTAGAGAGCCAACAGTACCATCGTGTATGCGCATCGCTAGTTCAGCGGTGGCATATTTAATATCAACAGGTACAGTAGCAACAGCAACGCTGTAGCTATCCCGATCAACCCATTCAGCTCTAGGTACACGCAAACTCTGAGTGAGAGTTTCTACTCTACCATACCAAGTAATGCGCTGGTCTAACCACAATGTAGCGAGCTTTATATTAGCTTCCTTTACTGCGGTTGTGCCATTCCAGCTTGTATCGCTAGGGAACAGATCATTATAGTCATCAGCTTCTGCAACTGTACAATAAGCATTAGCACTTACACCTCCTGCGGTAGCATCAAGGCTCATAATTTGACCACCCAATCACCCAGCTTATAGTTCTCCACCTCATCAGGGTGTACATTAGCGAGTTTATTATCTGCTTCACGGAACATAACGATATGAGAGGACCCCGATTTCTTAACTACCGCTTTCTTAGTAGCTACTTTTTTAGGTGGTGTTTTCTTAGGGGGTGTTTCAACTATCCCCTCCTGTTTATCTGCTAGAGTTTTTCTCTTATATGCCATAACGGTATAACTCCAAATAAAATATTTTAGCCAACAGCCTATAAAGGTAGACTGCTGGCTGGTTACTACAAACTACTTACCCCATAAGGATTGCGATATTGTCGGACTTCCACGCTTTCACGCCCCAAGCACAAGCAACTTCAAACATTGCCTTACGATAACCCTTATAAACACGGATCTCAAACACAAGGCCAGAATGTGGATCTTGGATCATCATAGTATCAACAGCCGCATCACCATCTGGTGTAGCTGGAGCACGTATTGCAAGCTCTAGCGCACCCTGATGGAATAGCACGTTAGGCGTGTAGCTTGATCCAACAGTAATAGCGTCATCATCTGTTTCAGCAGCTAGAAGACCTGGCGTTCCAATTGACAAAGAACCACCGCTAAGAGCCGTATTAACTGCATAAATATCAGAAGTTCCAGCAAAAGTAATAACATCGCCAGCAAGAACAGTACCTGTACCACCGTCAACAGCAATAGTAGTATCACCCACCGCACTTGAAGCATCATTTAGTAAGTATGACGTACCCGTACCAGCGGTATGAACGCCAATCTGACCTGACTCACGAAGCATACAACCTTGAAGATCAAGCAAGATACCTTGACGCAATAGAGTGTCATTACCAGCCTCATTAGCTTTTTGGAGCTGTGCAAGGTTACGGAGTTTAGTACCAGCAGTATTACTAAGAACAAGAGACATACGCCCGTCATTCTGAGGAGCGCCATTTACACGAAGAATCTCGGTAGTTTCAGCGATAAGATCCATATTACTCGCGAAAGGAGTAGTCCCAGCAACACCTGTTGCACGAGAAGCGCCTTGATAAGCAGCGTTAGCTAGATCATTCTCTACTTCATTAGTAAGGGTACGCATTGCCTGAGCAATCTGATCCCCATAAATAGTTTCAAAACCAGCACCATTATTAACAGATACGATCTCTTCACCCGTCCACGGGATTTGAACAGAACGAGCTTTATCAATGGTCATAGTCTTACTATCTACTACCTGATCTGTCCCCTCGGGAATAGTCATAGCGGCGGTGATATCGCCAGCAGTAGCGGCACGAGTACTGTGCGAGCGTACAGTATCATTTACTGCGACACGGGCTGTCTCTGCGTTTACGGTAGCTGACGGGATGAAACCCACAACTTCACGACCTACGGTATCTGCTGCACGGTAAATATCCGCTGCCAAATTTGTTAATGTATTCATTAGATTTTCCTTAAATATTATAAATAGTTTATGAACACCTAAGAGTGTCCCCATAACCGAAAATTATCTCGCTCTGCGAAAATGATTATGTAACACTGTTACATTTAACTATATTTATATCACCTAAAAACATAAGTGTCAAGAAAAAAGAAACGGCTCGTACCTTTATCGCTGTGGGGTTAGCGTTCCGGCTTGTGATTTTTGACTAGATAATAGTATCACCCTCTTTTTTCTTCTGTTCTTTTTGCGCCTGCTTTTTATCTTTGTCCGCCTTGTCGTCCAAGTGCTCGTCCTCATCACCAAGTGCGAAGTTCAGATTGAGCTTAACCGTTACGGTACTTTCAAGCTCCGCCCAATCGACCGCCATCTGCAAAGCATTAGTCATTAAGACCTCCACCCTATGGATGGCTAAAACTAAACTTGATAGCTCTGCATTGCGTTTAAGCGCAAGAGCTTCAAAACTCTCAACACCTTTACGCTGTCCTGATATAAGTTGCACCCCAAGAGCCGCCATCATCTCTGACTTCTCCCGAATAGCGGATTCAAGTGAGGCTAAACCCTGCCCTGTAAACTCTAAGAAACCGACCTTAGCTTTCTCGTTTGGTATAGCCCAAGCTGTTTCAGCACCTAAACGAATATCTCCAACATCTTTAACGCCAATAACATAGGGTGTAGGCAAGGCGGTAAAGTGTCTACCGTGTTCCAAGTCAGCACTAGAGCGGTAATGCGATAAATTCATATCAACCAGAGGCATAAGCGGTGGAATCTCAGGAGTAAGGTTCAAACCATCCAGTGAAGAGCCTAAGAACATCATACTTGATAAAGGCGCACCTCTTTTAGTTGGTATTGCGACTTCTGACCGCACCCACTCACTTCTATTATATTTATTGAGCAATTTTCGCCATATATACACCTCGTAAATACCGTCTACCGTTGTTAGTTCCCTATATTGAGTCTCATATTTTACCTCGTAAGGTTTCTCAGGGTTCTTAACTTGATACTGCTCTTTCAAGATTATGAAATTATCTGACCAGTTAGTGATCTGCTCGGTTTTATACCCCGACAAGTATGGAAAATCCCCATTGTGGTCAACCAAAATACCCTGCCTACCTGTTAGAAGCTGCTCGGTAAGTAGGTAATTTATAAATCCCTTTGTGGAGATCCCCGTACCGGTAATATCCTCTAGCATATCATCAGGAACACCGGTAATAACAGGCTCAATGTGCATAGAAGTACCGACCATACCATCTACTGTTTTACCGATACCGTTAAAAAATGGCGCTCGGGTTAAATAAGCGTTGTATTCTGCATCAGTCTGACCACCTAATCGGGGTAAATACACCTCTCCACGCTTCTTAACAGCCTCTTCACCTGTGTAAGTATCTCGGCATCTATCCCAAGATTTAATGTAGTTATCATATTGTGGGTGTGTAGAGTTAATCATAAATTAATGCCCTATAGTTTTAGTAGTTTTCATAGTTAGATCCTTAAACTTAATAATTGGAGCTAGTGCGTACCTTAAAGCATCGATGTAATGGTTCCATTTGTCAAGTACAATCGGTAATATATCACCACTCAACCTATCGACCTTATAACTGTAATGTACAAACTCGCTGGCAGTTTGAGGGCATCTAGTGTGGATGTGTATATGGCTGAAACTGCGTATGAACTCAATACCATCTGCGACAGAACCCGACCATTTTGGAGCTGCAACTATATTATACCCTTGCCTCGAAATAAAACTGATACTTTCTGGGCGTGAATTATCGGCACGGATAGTATACTTCTTCGCTCCCGGAATGCTATCAATTATTTTGTGAGTGTGGTCCAGCTCTATACCAACACCACCATCCTCATAATCTATGAAAAGCTCGTTCCCACGAATCCAACACCGCACCAATGCGGTAGGGTCTGCGGAAAAACCCCAATCCATCCCAAAGTAAAAAGTTTCCTGCTTCACTGGGGTCTCAAAGTCACTAATCGTAAACTTATCCTTAAATATCTGCGCTTCGGTAGTCTTAGCGCACTCCCCCTCCCAAANATTTAGGTATTTTTGGTAGTCCTGCTCTTTATCGTACTGCATATCAGAGAGCATTTCTTTACTGAAGAATGGGTTATCCTTATGACTGACCTTAACAACAAAAGAATCAGGTCTGCGGTTAAGAACGAACCTACTATAGGTTGGGTCAGTCTCTAGGTCAGGATTAAAGCTCACCCAAATCTCAGAACCCTCTTTACGAATAGTGGGGATCAAAAAGTCCCAACTATCTGCGGTAACTTTTTGAGCCTCTTCAACCCAAGCATAGTCAGCACCCTCAAAGGATTTAATCTGCTGCGGATCGTGCCTTAGTCCAAAGAACACAAATTCAGTACCATTAACTCCTATAATACGGTCACGCTGTATCTTGTATCGAGTAGATAACCCCAAACGTTCAATCTGAGTAGCTAGTAACTTATGTACCGACTCTTTAATTGAGTGCTGCATTTCACGGCAGCAGAGAACACGAATCGGTTTCTGTACCCCTTTAAGTAACAGCACGATAGCGAACGCCCAAGATTTTGCCCCACCTCGTCCTCCATAATATATCTTATACCGCTTTTTCTGATATAAATATTTGAACTTAGCAGGAACCTTTATATTCTGAACGCCTTTAGGCATCAGAGACTTTACCACCCTCCATTGCGAAGGTGCTACGGTCAACCTGACTCATTGCGTCAAACGCTTTACGGGTGATCTGCTTTTCACCGCCTTTACCTGAACCTGAATCGTGTTGAGAACCTGAACCACTTGACTTCTCGAATAGGTGTGGCGCTGACTTCGTTAAGTCCGAAACCCAGTCTTTCATACTAATTGGCGTGGTCGATCCAGCCTTAACCAAAGTGTTACCGGCTGAATCAACAGCAGTTGGAGTACCGTCTTTCAACCTAAACACGGATTTAGCTCTTAACACAACATCATCAAGCGCACCGCTCAATACACCGGCAGTAACAGCAGTATCTTTAATGGCGCCATCAACAAGTAGAACTTCTAACTTACGATTAAGCTCGTTATTACTGCCCTCCAAAGTGCTATAAGCCTTTGCGTTCTCAGCTTGGATATCCTTGACTTTACGAGCCACTAGCTCATCTATCTTACCTGCGTCAAACATATCTTTATCAGCGCCATCACTCTGCGCTTTAAGCATCTTCTTATACTCATCCACATCTATGCCATCAAATTTAGTCTTTAAACCCTCAAAGTCTTTCATCAGGGTGACGTTATTGGTTCTAAACTCGTCAACTTTAGCTTTTAAACTAGCTTCCATTGCGTCAAACTTTTCTTTAGTGTATTCCATACGCTTTTAATCTCCGATTAATGTTAGTTGAGGAGCCATAATACTATACAGTTTTCAAAGTGTCAACACCACCAGGTACTGGATTGTTCAAAAAAAAAACGCGGCTATTACCTTTATCGCTGTGGAATTGGTGTTCCGGCTTGTGATTTTTGACGTGCAAGAGAAATACTCCAAAACATCAAAAAAAATGGCAAGGGAAAAAGGAATCCGAGCGCCAGCGAGCAGAGATCCGAGCGCCAGCGAGCAGAGATCCAATCCATATTGCTGTTGCTTTCAGGGCTTTTGACGTGTGCTGTTCAAAAAAAAAACGCGGCTATTACCTTTATCGCTGTGGAATTGGTGTTCCGGCTTGTGATTTTTGACGTGCAAGAGAAATACTCCAAAACATCAAAAAAAATGGCAAGGGAAAAAGGAATCCGAGCGCCAGCGAGCAGAGATCCGAGCGCCAGCGAGCAGAGATCCGAGCGCCAGCGAGCAGAGATCCGAGATCCGAGCGCCAGCGAGCAGAAAACCGAGCGCCAGCGAGCAGAGATCCAATCCATATTGCTGTTGCTTTCGGGGCTTTTGACGTGTGCTGTGCGAAAATTTTTTAGGCATATAAGCATATAAGCATATACTAATACTATGATAGTTATAGGCATAAAATAGTGCTTATATTACATTAAAAACAATGATTTATTTTAAAATAAAGCTTGCAATTTTGAAATAGATATGGTACAATAAACCTAAGGTGTTAACACTAAGTAGACACCTATAACAGAAAAAAGGGGTATATATTATGAAGGACGTAAGATTTGAAACCGCAGAATTATCAGTATTAATAAGGCAGGTTGCGGACACAAAAACGAGAGTAGCGCATTACAAAATAAATGACGGATTAGCGGGTGCATTATATTTTGCACGAGGTTATCCAATAGATCACGAGGGCGCTATACCCAAACCAATAGAAAATTTTCTTAAAAAAGAGGGGTATTTACTATGAGCAATTTAACCAAGAAAGTAGTGAAAGCGATGCAAGAAGCAGGTGTTAAAGAGTGGAAAGGCGTAGTTTATCGCCAGAATTTTTACCGTGCTGCGGCTGGTGAGGCTGATAAATTACACTTAGCGCCACGAATTGAGGGCGACCCTTCAAGCGGTGGCGATTTAACGAGCGATCATACCGCATCAAACGCTGGCGCGTATCTTTGGGGTGATCTTAACTGTTGGGTGCAGTACCCAACATTGGAAGAGCGAGAAGAGTTTATTGAAATTGTAGAAAATGACTTCTTTATCTCGTTAAAAGATAGAGAAGATGAACTGAAAAAGAGAGAAGCGGCACTATTAGAGATACAAGAGAATACTAATGAATACTGGAAAAGAGAGAAGCGGCACTATTAGAGATACAAGAGAATACTAATGAAACTAGAACAGGGAGAATACTAATGAGTACATTTATAGATAATTTTGGAGATGAGAGAGAGTTTACAGCTGAAGAAGCGTATACAGTTTACTATAACGCCATAGCAAGACACGGCTGCAATAACAATGCAGCCGCTGCAGCTGATAAGCGGGGTTTCAATTGGACTTGCGATTTTGGTGATGAGTGGCATAAAGCCAGAATTGAATTAACAAGTAGTATTTATGAACAGGGAGAATACTAATGGAGTTAAATATTGAAATTGAAACAGAAAAAACTAAATGGTGGATCAACCGCGCCCCTTCTATATTTGTCAGCAGAACAGGCAAAGAAGATGTGTGTGTGTATAAAAGATCTGCGTGGGGTAGAAGACAGCCTGACGGCAAATTATACAGATGCGTCAAAAGATTTGCAGCAGAATCAGGTGAGACCCTGCGAGATTATGAAGCTGCACTGCCACAGATAACCAACAACTGGCTTAAACAGGTAGGCTTCTTAGACGTAAAAATAACAACCGGCCCAAGCTCGCACCTGGTCCACAATTAACCCAATGGAGAATACTAATGAATAAATTATTTAATAATCTACCGAAAGACGAAGTAAACGAAGAAGAAGCAATTTACACGGTTGGCGACTCTTTATTGTATCAATTCTATTGTG